GGCCCAGACGGCCGTGTATCCATCGTTGAGCATCAGCTCATACGCCTTGGCGATAGTCGTAGGAGTGTCACCGATCAGATTGAGGTGCTGAATCAGAGTCTGATCCGAACCTACTGGCAGTGATCGGCCGATACTGAGTTGGGTGATCGCGTCGGGTGCTGGAGTACCGGTGAACGTGACCGTAGCGGATGCATAAGAGTGTTCATCGCGAATCATTTCAAAAAACCACAGCGCGCCCACGTAGTGATTGAGTCTGCCTTGAAAACCGAGTGAGTGGATCATCCACGCTGTTCTTTCCGGTGGGAGCGCGATGCTGTGGTTGGTGTCCCAGTCGGTCGCCAGTGTGGTGCTGGGAATCGATGGGAAGGTCGGCAGCGACGTGACCGGAATTGCGATTTCGATGAAGTCAAAGTAGAATGACGGTCCGAGTACCAGCGTGCCGTCTGCACTGGTGTTGGTGACAACGAGGGTATGGCTCCCCGCAGACAATTCTCCAAGATGAATACGAGCGAGAACATCTTCCCCGGCGATGTTCGATGAGATCGCGTCGAGCGCATGTCCGTCCACAGTCACTGAAATCACTGCGCCGACGTTGGTATACCTTGTTCCCAGGTAGAGTGAATGCGCAAGCGGCGTGTTATATCTGCACGTGAACGAGGCTCCATGCTTCGCCGTCTGGTGGATGGTAGCGCCGTAGAAATTGCCTGTCGCCGTAGTCCAATTGCCGCTCGTGTATGTTAGCGCGGAGGTATCGTTGTCGTTAATGCGGCGGCTTCCCGGACCGGCCACTTTGTAGGTAAGGTTGGTGCCGGTGACGCCCCAGTTGCTGATTGCAACTTCGAATTCGCTCCGCACATAGGAGGCTGGCTGGAAATCGGCTGAGTATGTCCAGCGCATTTTGCGCACGGCGGTTACGGGCACAAAGTCGGTGTCGTCGATACTCCCCTCGTGTAGGAGAGACGCGAACGGGAGAGAAATTCGCCACGCAGTAGGCGACGTTCCTCCCGACATCTGCTGCCATGGCAAATTCCAGGATTCCGTACCCACTCCTGAGACAAAGCTATAAATGCCGAAGCGGTTTCCGTTCGCGCCGGAGGTACTGTCGGCTACTGCCACACGTGATCCCGAACTTGATCCCGCATAGGTGAGACGAATCCCGCTAGTTCCCACCCTCTCAGCGGACATAATCGGTGAAAAGGCAACCACCGCGTTAACCAACTGGTCAACTACGTACTCAATAGGGTCGGCGACGCGAATCTGATAAGTGTAGTGTTCACCAGTCCAGGCGAGACCAACGTAGTCATCTGGAGTGAGGGCGCCGCCAAGATCAAATTCGACCGTCGCGCATTGATACGAACCCTCAATCGCCGTAGGAAGGGTTTTGAGGAGCGGCACCTTATAAAGCTGTTCCACGCCGCCTGTTGACGCCCATATTCGCAAACTCGGCCAGTCAACTGTAGCAAACAAATCGGAGTCGATCGGAATACAGTTCGTCCGCTTCTCATCGTATGTCAGAGTGATTCCGGAAAGATCTCCGTCGGGAAGATTTCGAAACGCCGGATGCTCGAAAACATTATCCCGATTCCATTCAATGACGGCCCAGTCGAACTGCTGCCGCCAACTTCCGCTGACTTTGAACGCCGTAGGTGTCGCCTCACTCATGGCGGCAATCGCGGACGGATTGAAAAAGTAACACTGCAGGTCGCGGTCCGGCTGGAGTTTCGTGAGAGTATCAGGCATAAGTTAGAGCCTCACCGTCACAGTCAAATCGCGCCCCGGGGTACTATCTGCCGTATGGCCAACGGACGTGACATCGAGTCCGAGCCGTGAGCCGACGAGGAGCGGCGGAAGTGTAGAACCATCGACTGTGTTGGAAACCGTTTCAAACGGGTTGATGGTCAGACTGCAATAGATCGCATCATCCTGCTTGACGTCCACTTGAATTGCATACGTTGTTGGCGCCTCGCCCACGATCGCAAAAATATCGCGAACACTGTGGCTGGCATCGATGGAGACTCGAGGGACGGCGTCCGCTTGGATCGCCAGGTAACCCTGTATTTGCAGAGAAAGCTGACCTCCGGAAAGCGTTCGGATGCCACCGAGAGTACTCGGCGTGTAGGCTGTTGAACTAGCCGCTCCGTTGCCGAGCCCATTCGACATATATAGCTCGGATGCCACGACGCGAACGTTTGGAAGAGACACAGAGTAATTGAAGCTGCCGCTCGCGGCGCTACCAAAGAAATTCTTTACGAAAGGGATGATAGACGAGTGCGCCGGCAGGTCCGTAATCGGCGCCGAGGCAGCGTGTGCCGCGGCCGTACTGCCGAACGCTCCTCGTTCGACCACATAACTAAGGCTCCCGGTCCCGACCGTTTGCACGGTCATCAGCTCCAGATCAACTTGGATGATAGAACCAGGTTGACCACTTCCCGCTGTCGCCAGACTTACAGCAGTAGAAGAGCCATCAAGAGCGGCACTCAAAAGCACTGTACTGACCGGCGCTGTCTCATCCCAGAAGTGAAGAGTGAGAGTTCCCGCGTTGATCGTCTTCGTATTAACAAGAGTGGTGAATCCAATACCCGCGATGGTCACCGTGCCGTCTCCGGTAGCGGAGACGGCATAAATCGGAGCCGGCGGGACGCCGGTGTCCAGTGGAGCGCTGTCCGGCCCACCGAGTTGATATCTCGTAAGCGGCGACAACTCGTAAGAACATTCTCCATCGTGAACGTTCGCCGCCCGGCCCGAAAGTTCAATGGTCGAGCCTTCGCGGCTCGGTACCTGAAAGACTGCAGGAGTCGACTGAGCTACTGCTCCAAACTGCCAGCTCGCTTCGCTGACGACAAAGAAGCTGGTCGAGTCCGGTTCAGTGTCCCAGGGTGTGGCGATGGTCAATGTATCGGCTGTATTTCCCGACACGGTGCGTTCCTGACCCGCGCCTGTTCCTTGCGTGATCCTGACGATCTTGCCGACATACTCGTTCGCGATCATCGCAGCCGCTGAATTTCCAACCGTGCTGGTGCTACGGATGGAGACCTGGGTCTCGGGGAACAGTTCCAAGCGCCAGTAGAAATTGGCGTGATGAAAATTGCGATCGACAGGTGTTCCCAAGGCGGGTGCGAGACCAGTGTCAACGAATGACGAAGCCACCGTTTGCTTCTGCACAATTCGCAGTAGCTGCGACGGGTTGGCACCCCGATAGACGTTGAATCGCTCGGCGGCCGCCGGAAAACTCAACTGTTGCAGCGTAACCGTACATGTGTTGGTGCCCGTCGGCGTGGTCGCACGAACGATGAACGACGTCTCGCTCTCAGCGCCGTTCGAGTCCACCGCGCTTACCGCGTAGTAGTAAGTCGAGCCGCCGTTGAGCGTCCCACCGGTGTCTGACCCGGTCGCAGCCAGGCTCAGCAGCGGAATGCCGGGCCCACCGACAGTAGGGTGACCTGGCACCGAAAACGAAACGGAAAGAGTGGTATTGAACGCCCCGTCCGAGGTCTGCTGATCCTGTTCGTCGATTCCGAATTCTGTCTCACCCCTGGGTCCCACGGTGCTTCCAACCAAGGGTCCTGGAAGGCCGAGATCATATCCAGGCTGCCGTCCGCCTCCAATCAGACCAGTGCTTCCCCCGGCAGTTCCTACGTACCAGGAGTCATCGTGGAATTGCGCAGTGAGAACAGAGCTTCGGTAGTTCAATCCAGGCGACAGTTTCAGTACGCGGAACAGTTGTCGAACGAAGCCCTCTTTGGCGTAGGACACGGTAATCAGGTCGCCAGGTTTGAGTCCAATGGCCCGCAGACCAGTCTCGAATTCGATGTAGGTATTTCCACGAATCGACTTATCTAACTGTAGACGGATAATTCGGCCCGCTTGATTAAAGTTCGGCAAACCTAGAGCAGTGAGGCTTGCGGTCACTTCCTGCCCACAAAGAATTGCGTCGTCGAAATCCACCAACGACAGACTATCCCCCTGATATTCGTTGAACTGGTCTTGAAACTCCACTGTGAAGCGGTTCGGAGTAGCGGCGGTCGTTCGTGAAGAGAGACGTACCGTCGCTTCGCCCGTACTCTTCCGGAGCAGGTCTGAAAAGCCATTCGAACCGTCGCCAAACTCATAGGCGGGCCAGCCGCCGTTCACCTGCTCGGTGCTATTGCTGCCGGCTGGCTTCACTGACTGTTGGATGGCAATAGAACTCTCCGCTCCCACCGTGAGTTGACCGTTCAACCCATAGGTGAGATACAGGCCGCCGTTGTTGCGAATGCCCCGAATGAGATCCGCGGCGGTGCGGCGCTTAGTGAGGACGATATTGCACTGGAAGCGGGGAATCGATTGGGGCGTTCCGTTCAGATCCACCGTGTCGATCATTTCGTCGCAGTAGGCCGCTGTCGTGGCGAATGTGGGCACGTCGAGTTCGCTTAAATCCCAGCCGCATCGCCGCAAGACATCGAGTAGTATCCAGACCGGATTGTTGGTGAACACGTCGGCGACAAAAGCGCCGGTGGAATCGAACGTGGATAACTTGATTCCTTCCAGCAATACGTCAATGATCGGAAGCGACGAGCCATTGTTTAGGCGGTTTGGGAGAACTACAGAAAGAACTCCCATGCTCCCGTACGGATCGCCCAGCGGGGCGCCGTTCGACGTGAAGTCCAGATTGAAACTCCCGGTGCGATTACCGAGGCTCACGATGTTAAACCAACCAGTGGCATTCATGTTGGTACCGGTGTGTCCCAGCGGTATCTCAACACCGGCGGCAATCACTTTGACAATGCTGTTGATTTCGCCGAGCCCTAACAAGACCTCAAGGTGCGTGAGGTTGCCGTCGTTCCGGGCGAACACAACGGGAGGACGATACCAGGCGGTCCCATACACCATCGGAACAAAGTCGTTGTAGTTCGCTTCGTTGTCGATCGGCGTACTCAGATGCGTGGCTTTGTCTCCGTAGCTCTTCACCAGAATGCTGGACGGAACAAACTCGATGCCGCCGAAACGCCGCGTGACGCGACTTGAGCTATCGGTGGAAAACATGCCGCGTTCCTCGCACTGGCTACGGGAGTAGTCGCAGGTTGTAAATGGTGCGGTGCCGTTCATGTTGCCAACACCGCCGCCGAGATCGGGGGAATAGCCACACGGGAAAAAGCGCGAATACTTACCGCGATCCTGCCCGTCGACACCCTCCGTCCGTTGACCGGAAGTGGAGGGAAACACCCAGGGGCAAAGGCGTTGAATCCGCACCTCGGGCAGCAGAGTGCGTTGCAAGCTCAGCCGGCTGACGAAGCTGAGGCGCACCTGCGATTCGGCAATTTCGTCGGGTGGATTGCACAATCCCCGGAAGAGAACCCGGCTGTCCGACGTCTCTTGGTCCGCCACCAAGTCATAAAATGCGAACGTCACGGTCAACTGGGACCCCTTCCAGCCGATCGAGCGTTCGATCTGCGAAAAGTGCGAATCGGCATTGGCTACGATGATCGCGACCTTGGATATGCCATCCACGCCGTCTTCGGCCGTGAAGCGAATATCGAACAAGTTGTGTTTGAGCACGCGAGGTCTGTAGGTGTTTCCACCGATCACGACTGCATGAGTGCTCCATCGTTCAACGGCGCCGGTGGGTAGCGTGCAATCGAAAAGAAGAACCGGAGTGTCGGTCACTTCTTGTGTCTTAATGTCGTAGAGGCTTGTCATGCGGCGGACCTGCTTGTGAGTGAGATATTGACTGAGTAGTTATTGATCGCCACAGCCTTTGTCGTCAGGCTGTCTTCCGCAAAACGGGTGGCCGGATAGACGCCGCAGTTGGAGTAGGTACGCTTGTAATCGGATGGTTGAGGTTGCGCCTCCACCTGCAATCCGAAGACATCGACTACCGCGCCAGGCGGAAGGGAAATGCTATAAGTGCCACTGGTTGCGGCGCCCCCTACCGATCCGGAGAGTTGCAAGCGCCGCCAATCCGGACCGATCTCTTGGAGGGACGAGATTCCCGCGTCGCTGTCTGTCCGAGTCATAGTGATTTGAACCGGGCTCGCGCTGCGGGCGTATGCGCTGAAACAACAGACGTAATTTCCAGGAATCTCTATCGTTTGCGAGAGCGCCTGCGGCGCCGATCCGGCGTTTGTCAACTGCCAGGCGTCAGTCTGTCCCAATGGATCTATGATGCCTGCCAAGGGTTGCAGTAGCGGATCTTTCACCCAGATCGTGTTATCCAGGGTTCCGCTGTAGCGAAGCAGATTGTCTGCCGGATCGAAAAACGAAAAGGTCTGAAGGCGGCCTTCCGTCTGTTGAAACAGACCGATAAGGGCCTGCCATTCGTCCTGCGTCAAGCCCGAGTACGGCAAATGCCACTCAACAGTGGTTGCGCCCACGTCGGCCAGGCGGACATCGCTGCCGTCTATGCAGTCGTTCCATATGGTGCGTTTCTTTTGCGATCTGCGCAGTGGATACTGTGCCAACGCGCCGCTGGATAATTGTGGGAAGTAGAGCATAGTTATCCTTTGTTATTCCTAATGACCAACGTGTAGCGCGCTCTCGATTCATCCATGTAGTCCGCATCGAGTGAATCGGTAGCAAAGCTGCAATTGGTATATGTCGTTTGATCCCAAGGATCGACAAACGTGAAGATCCCGAACTTACCTTGTTGGTTGTCGAAGAAGTCTTGCACTTGTCTCAACTCCTGCTCGGTGAGGAGCTGTAAATTGACCACCCAATACTTGATGGAATCGCTGAAGTCTCGAAAACGCTGCTCCGATCCGTCGAGAAAACGGGTTACACCAGTCGTGTAACGCAACTGTTTCTCAGCCGGATACTGCAGAACGGCTCCGGTCGCTAATGTGGGAAATTGGCTCATAGGAATCACAGGTCCGTAATCACGTCGTTCAGGGAACTGGAGTGGAGCATGGCGTCTTTCACCGCGAGGGCAATCTGATCGCTATGGTCCAGGAAGAAACGGCTATCCAACGGCGGCGCCACATTGATTTGCTGAGCATTGATTTGCTGGGCCGAGGTTGGCTGAGCAGAGGCGTTCGATTGAGTTACCGCGGCAACGCCGTTCAGTTTGGGCAAACCATTTCCACCATGGCTCGCGGGGAGGAACTGATCCTTCGGCCCAATCGCTGCATCGAGCCGAACCGATGATGGCAGGACGAATGGCGTCAGCGCCGTTGGCGCGTTGTTGTGTCCGCCAAATAATCCGATGATCCCCGAGATGATCGGCGAAATAGTGAGCGACACACCAGGGATCTTCGACAGGATGTTACTGATCGGGTTTCCTGTTGACTTTGGAGCAGCGGCCCCCTTGGCGAGGATGCGCAAAGCTTGGGCGGCAGTCGCGCCGCCCACCGTCTTTCCGCCGCCGTCTGCGACGCGCTGAAACCGATTTGCGAAACTGCCCGCATCAAATGAGCCTACTGCCGCTGAGGCGGTCGTGGAGGATGCCGGACCGCCAGAAACGGCTACAAAATCTGGGGCCGATCCGCCGCCGCTGCTGCTCCCCGAGGAATCCGTGTGTATCTTTTGCACAGCCGGTAAAAGCCCGCGTAGCGAGGCCATGGGCTTGGCCGTGGTTGCCTTCGTGGCCGCCAACAGCTTAGACAAGATCGACGTCACACTGCCGCTGTTCGAATGCGACGCCGATTGTCCTTGCCGCAGCAAGCCATCCAACACTTTTTGAAAATCATCTTTCGACACTTGCTCTCTCCTCTGCCAGCTCAGCCTCTAAAACACAGAACGCTTCCACCGTTCGGGCTGGCAACCGATGGAAGTCACGTTCGCCAAATAGCTTCCACGCATAAAACTCTTCGAGCCATGCAATGCTCTGCGCGGTCACGAAGGATTTCGGGCACGTCTTCAGCGAGACGTGCCCGTGCATCCACACAATCGCCTTAGCCTCGATTTCCGGAGGCGGCAAGAACCCGCAATTCCGCTTCTTTTCCAGACCGCTCTTTCGGCACGAGTCGCACGTCCAGGCAGCCTGGTTGGAAAACTGAAAGTGGAAGGCGACGACTAGTTTTTTCTTTCTTCATCCGACAGCGAGCACTCGGCTTTGATCGCATCCACGATCTCGCGCACAAAGTCTTCCGGCGCCAGTTCGAGCGCCGCCGCTGGAGACGCCTGTTCGCCATCGAGCTCAAGCCCAGCGATTTGACACACCCCCCACTCGACGTAGATCCGGTCGATCTCGGCCGAGAGAACCGCCGCATCGAGGCGATCCTTGACATCGTCGCCTCCAGCGCTGAATTCCAGCCGCTGGCTCAGTTCCCGGACACGCCTGGTCAGTTCCAGGCGCCGGGCGAACGACATGCGTCGAATCGTAAATGAGACGCCGGCAAGCGTTTTTGCTTCAATCGTGAGAGTGCTTTCGTAGCGCATGGCTTAACCGAATGCCACGACGAGTTCGTCGTCCGCCGTACCCTGCGCGCGATTTTCGGTAAATTTCCACTGCAGCCGTGTCTCCGCGTCGTCAAATTCCGGGACTTCCGGTACGACACTCTTCATGTAGATTCCGAAGAGCTGCCCCGGCTGCTGTCCAAGTTGCATCATCGCGGTGATGGGAGAACGCTGCCGCGCTGCCTGATAGAGTCCGCGCGTCGCGCTGTCATCCATCTGGAAGAGACTCAGGTCGAGTGCGACCTTCCGGCGTCCGGCGCTAAATGACCGTGGCGTATCGGAACCGAATTCATTGTTGCGAAGGTCAATGCCGTTATCGAGCACCATCTGGCCGCCCGTCAGCGTGAAGAACTGCTGTGGGGAACTTCCTAGCCAGACCTGCCCCAGGTGCCCGGGTACGATGGAATAGTTGTATGCGCCGATCATAGGTTCGGCAGGGAACTGAGTGAGACCTCCCTGACCGGAGATATAGCTGCTGCTATCCACCACGTCGCACGCAGGTCCGGTGAAAGCGAACTCGTGAAAGTCGCCGTTGATCTTTACGGCAAGTTTGTTCACCGCCGCTCCGGAAATCACCCGGTGCACGGCATCCGTCGGATCCCAGTAATCGAAGATACTCGCGCTCGGCAAGTCTTTCGACAGCTTGTAAGTGACGGTAGCCCCAAGCGGCGCTCCGGAAGTCGGCAAGATTGAAAACGGCGCGTTGATATCGATCTGCGTGCCTGTTGGAATGGCGGTCGCAAACCGTATTTCGCCGCCGAAGCTCACAGCTTGCCCGGCCACCAGCCCATGAGCGGATGGGAATTGTAGCCGCGTCGGACTGATAGCCGAATCGAGACTCGCGCCGGAATAGGTCAGAACTGTGTGGCCCATAGCGGCGCGAAACATCGGTCCATAACTCGGTTCCGTTGTCAGACCATCCCAGCTCGACAGGTATGTACTCAGCTCGAAGCTGGTCTTCTTCCTCGTTCCCGCAGGAAGGCCGAGGAATGTGCGTCCTCCGGTCTTGTCGTGGCGTACCGTGTTTTCGAAAGCCTGCCGCGCCTTCAACTTCACGGACGGAATGCGGTTCGAAGCCGCGACTGTCGGGATCTGTCCATAAGCGGACTCAGCCCCAACGTAAAAGCGATTGTCATTCGATGAAATATAGCTAGGCATCTTAATCCTTCTCCTAATCCACGCTGATGTTTACTTCTAAGCGGACCTTCGCTATCTGGAGAAAGCGCTTGCCGCCCTGCTTTACAGCTCCAAACTGCACTTCGTATCCGCCGGGATAAAAAATTCCCGGGCTCCAATCGCCGCGGTTGCGGCTCAGAACGTCGGTAACGGCATCGGTATAGAGCTGTATTCGCTGCTCCAGTTCGTCCAGCCGTTCGTGTGAGGCACGGACCTCTATTGCTAACGCCGCCGTCCCCGAGAATGTCCGGAACTTCTCCTTCAGGGAGTTCGTTATCTTGTCGCAGTACACATAGAGAGCCGGATACTGGACGGGTTCGGCCTTCTCCAACAGCTCGGCGGCGATGTTCCGGTTCAGTATCTGGCCGTCGCCGATGTCCGAAAACTCGACACCTTCTTTTGCGGCAAGTTCCGCGATGCTAAACCCGACGCCCGCTCCGCCGCTGAGCATGCGAACCAACTCGCGGGCACTTCTTGTTCCGATCATTGTCATACTCGTCAACCTCTCGGCAGTCTGCGCTGCTGCTTGACGAAGAAATCCGGTTTTTGTGCGGCCGGTGATGCCACGCCCGCACTTAGTCCGTTGATTGGCGAATACCAGGTGGCGGCCAGGGGAAGCGGAGACACGTTCTGGCAAAGTACGCTACTGTCCGTCAGTCCCGCATAGATAAACCAGCCGGTGGCATTGGTCGGCGGGTTCACCGGACTCACAGTGAGCACAGTCCCGGAGTTAAGGTTCACCGGCAATAAATCGCTCAGCGCTCCAATGCTGCCTCGGGCGTTCTGCCAGGCGATTTGGATGTAATAAGTCGTGGCCAATTGACTCCCGCCAGTTGCCGTCCCGCAGTTTGGTAGCGCCGGTTGCGCCACGGGGTCGGATACGATCCCTAATCCCACCTCGAGGCAGAGAGCCATCGCCCGGTTGGCAAGTTTCTCGTATTCCTGCCACTTCCCAAGGTACCGGTCGTTCAGTTGACTGTTGTAAGCGTCCCTGTAAATCAGAGTCAGGGAATGGAGCGTGTGCCATTGAGCCAGCGCTTCCGTTACCAGCACGCGGCTCAAATTCCTCGCCACGTCCGGGCACTGTAGCTCTCGCACCAGGGTCGCGTTCGGTCGCTCTTGAAGCAGAAACGCGGTCAATTGAACGCCGATTTCGCGATTGGCGAGTTGGAGCTTTGCCTCCAGGTCGATGCCTTCCGTGTTCGCTACGTCAAGGACGGAAGATTCGTACTGGCGGAGGTTGTCGATCGTCGTAATTTGTCCGTCTGTAAATAGGGCCATGGCAGTTGTCGCTTCCTCGCTGAAGTCAGCTCTTTGGTCCTTTATTGGACAGCTTGCCCAGAGCTTCCGGTTCGGCCACCAGGGTGACCTGCACCGTATTGGCGAACTCAGCTCGCTGGGCAGTCTCGCGCTTCGCTGATTCGGCCGCGTAATACGCCTTTGACTGTTCTTCGGTCGCAGGCTTGGCGCGGCCTTCGATGATCAGCTTCGCCGCGGTGTGGCGCGCCACTTCGGTCAGTACGCCGGCTTTTCCACCGTCGCCGGTATCTTCGCTGATGACTACCAAATGCTCGTGAGCAATCGTTGCTTCCAACTGCCTCACCTTCTGGAAATAAACTCTGAGGTCCATCTCGTTCTCCGTTTTTCCTTGAATTTTCGAAGCACCAAAAACAACGGCCGCAAATAAACGCAAATGAACGCGGTAAGCTTTCAAACCGGGTTCATCAGCGTTTATTCGCGGCCTAAAACATCCCTGCTAGCTTCTGACCTGAACGCCAAAGCCGTTGCGAAGCACGCCGGTACCGTACAGAACGTCGACCGTGAACTGCTGAGCCAAGGTATCCGGCGCATAGCTCATCAGCACGCGCACGCCAAAATTGCCCATTTCAGCGTATTCAGCGATGGCGCCCGTACCGAACAGGGGTTGCGGAAGCCGGCGAGTGACCAACCCAATCGCATCTTTCGTGAATGCCAGGTTCTGAGTCGTGACGGTTGTGGTGCCAGTCTTGGCGACAAACTGCGACCGGAAGACATAGAAGTCTTTGATCCGGCCGACAACTCCGTCCACCAGGGCACGTAGGCTCGCCTCACCAGCGCAGGAAAACTCGCTGAAGCGAGCAATCTGGCGCATCTGCGAGTAGGTGGTTGCGTCAACCACCAGGTACTTCGAAGCGCTCGCCGGAACTTTCGCTCCGAACAGCGCGGTCTCGGCGGCATCGATAGCCGCTTCCGTGATGGCGACGCCGCCGGTTCCCACCGCAGAGTTCGCAGTGAACTGCGAAGCCAGGGCGAGAATGTCGGACTCAATCCGCTCGGCCAGAGCAATAACGGCTGGCTGCATGTACAGCTTCAACAGGTCCGGCACCGCCAGAATCTTTGTCACGTCCGGAATCTGGAACGTCGCCTCGGCGTGCGTATTAAGCACGATCTGAGCATTTCCAAGATCGGGATTCTGTGTTCTAACGCTACCGGCTTCCGCGATGTTGTTCGCTACCATCGTCGGAGGGATCGGCACGTTTACCGTATCGCCGGCCTGAGCCAGCATCGGCTCGAAGTCGCGATTGACCAGGTTACCCATAACCAGGTTGCCGACCAACGCCGGCAGGGCATCCACCGCGACCAACTTTACGATCGCCTGTGCCACATTGTCTGAAGTAATACTTGGCATTTTTTTCTCTTTCTCCTATTTGTCTTTTTGCTACTCAGCTCTTTGCTGCGCCTCTTAGTTGCTTCGAACTGTCTTCGAAGCGATCCGCGAGATCTCTTGCCGGACGCGGTCCAGATCTTCCGCGCTCATTCCCGGCTTGATCCTGTCAAGGTCGAAGTTGCCCGTCTGCACCGGCGGCTTCTGCGCCGCAACGGCGCCCGAACCACCCGCGATACGGGCCGGCAGAAGTTCGGGATTTTCGTTCACGAAAAGCGTCAGATAGTCACGCATCCCCGTGTCCTGCGCATCCCGCGACACTAACCGGCCGTCTTCCGACCGGACGATGTCATCCTTCACCGCTTTGAACGCCAGATCGACTTTGTTCACGCCCAGCTTCTGGAGTTCCGACCGGATCGCCGCGTGCCGCTGTACTTCTTCGGCCATCATTTGGCTCCGGCGATTCTCTTCCGCCAGTTCGTTCACCCGGCGCTCCAGTTGTTCCCGGCGCCTTCGTTCGTCCGCCAGTTCCGCTTTGTAAGCCGGCTCGGACTTCGATCGCTCCTGACTCACAAACTCCTGAATTGCGCCGCGAATAATGTCGCGAATATTTGCCTGACCTGCGTCTGCAACCTCTGTATTTTTCTCTTGTTCGTCCATAACCCTCCTGGTCTCCTAGAAAAGTGAGTATCAACTCGCCGGAGCAATGCTCGCGTCGATTTCCTGCGAGATTTGATCTTTAATGTCCTGTCGCGAATCGCACAGGTACTTGCGCGCCAACCGCTTGAATATCTGCTTCTGTAGCGTCGGCGACTGAATGTTTAGTGCGAGCAAATTCGTAGCGTCGGCCAGGTCCGAGCCGAAGTCGCTGATATCGAAGTCGTCGAGCCCTGAGACGTCGATTTCCAGGTTGTCTTCTCGCGCCGCCGCAATCCCGCGGAGAACCCGCTTCATCGTGTCCTTCAGCGTGTCGCCGTAGCCGCGCAGCACCTCTTGCGCAATGGCGAAGTCTCTCAACTTGCTCAACCCCGATTGCAGGTTGCTGCCCGAAGCGTTGGCCGCCTGATTGAGCAGATAGCAAACCCGGTAAATCTCTTCCTTCAGCCGGTCGAGATTGTCGGTAGCGATCTGGAAGACCCGCCCATCCGGCTCCGTCCATCCGAACCGGTCCCCCGGCGCGAGCTGGATGTAGTACGATTCGCCGACGATCTGATTCCAGGGGCGGTCTGAGTAGACGACCGGCATCGCGAACAACCCCATAGTCAAAGCCCACGAAAGGGCGTTTGACTTATTGAAGTGTTCGAGCTGAACCAGGGCGGCTTTGTTCATCAGCCAGAAACCCTCGTTGATCTTCGTTTCAAAGAGCGGTACGCGCCCCTGATTGGCGAAAGCGTGCGGACCCTCCGCGACCAGTTCGATCGCCACCGGCTGACCAAGTTCCTCTGTCTTCCGGTACACTCGGTAGCGAAACCTGTCGTAATAGAGCCAGCGCGTCTCGCGGGCCATTTCCGTGCTGTCCACCGACGCTTTCGTCAGATAGGAATTGCGGATGACCACCCACTCGTACTGCCCGCGCTCGTCGCGGCTCCAATTGATTACTGAAGTGGCCGGAACTTCCACCAGGTAAGCTCGCGACGCCCCGTACAACTCCTCTTGCGCACGGCTTTCCACCGGCATTTCGATCCGCGGGAAGTCAGCCAGAATGAAGCTGCTGCCGTAGACGAGCGCATCCGAAACCTGCCTTCGCAGGAACTCGCTGAAACTCGTTCCCTTCAGATCGCAGTCTTCCAGGAAATCCCGGAAAAATCGCCGGCCCGACTCGTTTGGCCCTTCAAAGGAGATCGCTGGTTCCCGCCGCAGCAATGTCGCCGCGTACCAGTCGATGATCGAGCCGATGTAATTTTCGTAAAAGACTTTGCCCAGCCGCTCTTGATAAATGTCGGCCGGCTCTTTCTGACGCCGCTCCAAATACTGCATGGCGTTCGCCCGAAGCTGCTCGCCGCCTACGTACAGATCCCGATACTTATTCCACATCGCCTTCTTGGCGGCAAAGTCCGGGTGCTCTAAGTTAATGTTCTGCACAGCATCCTCTCCCTGGTTCCGAAAAAGCTCTCCTAAAACGGCGAAACGCAAAGCTCCGATCAAAGGCCATTGGCCTTGGAAGCTTTGCGTCCGCTTTACAGTCAGGTGTCCCGGCTGCGATTTACATCAACCGCCGCCCTTGTTCGCCAATCACGATCCTCGGCTGGCACTCCTGCCAGATCAGATAACCCAGCGCATCGGACAAGTGCGTTCGCTTCTGATCGCCCTTGTCCACCGCGCTCGTCCCGTTCTTATAACTCACTTCTTCCAGATCCTTGATGAGCTCGACGCACTTCGGAGCCACCAGCATCTGAATTTCTCCCGCTGCGTTCCGCAGTTTTGCGTTCACTCGCAAGATCCTGTCTCTCACCGACGGATTGCTCTTCGGAACCCGGTAGTCCATACGTCCCCGGTAATGCCGCGAGAAGTAATCGCGAATCATCTGAAAGTCCGTCGTTCCCGAAGTTTTTAAGCTCTGGCCCGATGCATCGCCATACACGACAATCTCAGCCGGATGACTCGGAAACCGGTGGTGAAACTCCGCGCACGCATCCATAGTGCTAGCCCGCGACATCACAATTTCATCCAGCACGATCACCGTCTCGCCGTCAATCTGCGCCACCACCGAACTCATCGGGTCGACATTGAAATCGAGCGCCCACAGCAGCGGCCGCCTCTGATCCACCGGAAGCTGCATCACATGCTCCTCACGGCGGAACGCCCGGTACACTTGACCGCTAAAGGCATTCAAATACTCGCCCAGCACTTCCTGACGAAAGAATCGTTCGTCGTAACTGGACTTCAGCCGCTCGTAAAAATCCGGCACAGCGTCCAATAAAAACTGATTCTCGAAAGGGCGTGCCACCACAACTTCGCACGAACCCGGCGAGTCCTTCATGAACCGTTTGTATACCCAGTCGTAGCCCTTCGGCGTCCACACCGCAAAGCCGCACAACTGCCGCGCCTCAGGATCCCGCAGACGCCCTTCCAACCGGAGCCACGCGTCTTCGGAAAGATAACTTAGCTCATCGATGCCGAACCAAGCTAGGTTCGTGCCCCGCAGCCGTTCAAACCGGTCCAGCGACCGCAACAAAATTCTCGAACCCGGCACCGGCAGGTAGAGCACAAAGTCGCTCTTGTGCAAATCGTACGGCACATCGTTCGCCTCTAAGAGGTCGATCAGCGAGGTCAACGTCGCATCCCGCAACATTGGATACGTCGGGGCGCCAATCAATCCCAGCCGGCCTGGATTGCTGTACGCCAGCCGCAGCGCTTCCTGGCACAACGCCAGGCTCTTCCCGGATCCAATCGACCCCGAGTAACCTTTGAACCGCGCCGTCGACTGATGAAAGCGGTCTTGCGAAGGAAGGGGATTATATTCGATTCTCGTCGCCAACTCACCTTCGCCGATGATCACCGCCAT